ATTATAAAGACTAGGTTGTTTTAATACTTGTCTAGTAAATTCAGGCGCAGCAGCGTTTAGTTTTTCTTCAATACTGCGTAGATACTTTTCGGCAGCGGCTAAGTCGCGCTTTACAATATCAGCATATTCAATCTTTGTCTGTGGAGAACGACCCATTGGGTCGTCAAAGAATTTAATATATTCTGCTATATGCTCATCAAGAAGGTCCGTAGCATCTGCATATTCTTTTGAAAGCAAATTAAAATCTTTTGCAAGTGCTCGTTTTGCTGAGGATGTAAGGTTTTGACTTGCATCAATACCGCGCAAAACACGAGTCTTGTTATTTTGAATAGCATTCTTTATGCCACTTGAGAACTCAGATGTAATAGCCCTTGAACCTTGAGATAATATTGAAACCATTGCTGGTTCAATAATTGAGTTCTTGGTAATATATGCTGGACGGACTAGTTGTGTAAATGAGAATGCTCTGTTTCCAGCCTCATAAACAAAATCTGTCGCTCTAATAACACCACGTTGTCCACGCTTCCAAACATTTTGTGCTCGCAAGATGTCGCGTTCAATTGCTCCGACATTAAGAAGTGGTGTTGAGTTTCTTAGTTGTCGCTGAGTAAGTTCATCTGTAACATATCTTATACCAGATGGGTCCATAGCATAACCCTCTTCTAGTCCCTTATGGAAACCGCGAAGGTTATACATAGACTCTTCAATAAGTCCATCAATGTCCGATTGCTTTACGCCATAAGTTCTAGCAACGTCACGAATTAACTTTTCATTTAAGTTATCTACAATAAGACCACGAGCACCATCAGAACCAGCAGAAAGATATTCGCTAATAATTCTAGTTCTATATTCAGAAACTGGAATAGTTTCAGTCTGAGAAATCTTAATAAAGTTTGAACCTTTGGTAAACAATTTAAGGTCATCAAGATGAGCATTGATTTCTTCAACAGCATCCATCGGACGAAGACCAGAATTTGTTACTAAACCACGAGGCATTCTGGTTGTAGCAATTTTAATTAATGTTGTTGGTGCGCCAAACTTACCAACTATTTGCTGTGTCCATCCACCAACATTTGTGTAATCACGAGATACGGTGGCTGCTTTTAGTTCTGATAAACGACCAGTAACTTTTGCGTATGTTCCACTACCAAGGATTGGCTCAGGTGGTTGATAAAGTTTACCAGACATACGAGGAACGGAATCAATATCTCCGACTTTAACGCCACGAGCAGCAAGTGCAGGAGTTACTTCAAGGATTGTTCTATCCTGTAAGAAAGCATCATAAATTTCTTGGTGCTTTGGATTTTTAGCAATAGCATCATCAAATGCTGCAGCAATTCTTTGACGTTGTTCGTATGTATATGTGCGAAGTTTTCCAGTTGCAATAAAATCTGCTTGAAGTTCTGTTTTAGCATCACTTAAAACCCATAGGTCATCAGACCTTTTGGCATCAACAAGACGTGCTAACGCTGGAGCATAACCCTTGTCAGCAAGAATAAAGTCGCGGACCAATTCTGGACTTTCAGTATCTTTTATTAAATTTATTATACGAGGATTGTTTGTATGTTTTTTTAATAAAACTGCTATTTCATTTACATCTTTAGAGGCAGCAGCCTGTCTTACTTGGCTACCAATAACAGTTGGTTTTCCATCAATTAAATCTTCATTTATTCTTGCTTCAAAGTCTGTAATACTTTTTAGAGTGGTAGATAATCCTGCTTTACCACCTACTGCTACAGCACCTTTTACGGCTCCTGCAGTTGCAGCAAATATTGCAGCATTACCAATAAGAGCATCTGTTATGCCAGACATATATCTGCCAGTTACATTGTCAACAAAATTCTTTTGAACATCTTTATCATTCCAAAGATTAACTCTATCAATGTCAACTCCGCCATCTTCAAGAATAGCATCTGATATTCCAGTAAGATGCCAAGGGTTAAGATATGACTTTGTAAGTGCTACGCCGAGTGAAACATCTTTTGTTCTATCATAGGCAGCCTGTAAATCTGAAAATTGAAAACCTTCACCATAAGTGCCAGCATCATACAAAGGACTATCTGGGTCAGTAACTAATGCTGCTGCAGCAATTGGGCGCTTTACATAAGGACTAAATACTTTTTTCTCAACGGCTTCGCCAATAACTAAAAGTGGGTCATATTGTTTTGCTTTTTTAGCAGCAGTATTAGTTGTAATATCTGTCATTGCTGCTTGAGCCTGAGATGTTAGTTGAGCACCACTTGAGGCTATAATAGGCTGAATTGCTTGACCTGTTGCAAAACTGGCTAAAGCCTGAGTTCTTCCAGCATTCGGGCTAAGGATGTTAACTCCAGCAGCAGATAAACCCTCGCCAATACCAGAAACTGTTTTGCCAGCAAATTTTCCTACAGGAGTTTTAGCAACGGCAGAAATTCCCTCTTTGTATGCCATACCAGGAATTAATGCACGCCCAACTTCTTTGGCTATGCCACCAAGTTCGTCTGTGAAGTCTTTCCAAAATGACACTACTTCACCACGCTTCCTGGATTAAAATTAGATTCAGAACCACCCTGTGGGTCAATTCCAGTTAATGACTTAATAAAGGTATCTCTATCTTGGGCTGATTCCCATTTAACAGTTGACAAGCAAAAAGCAATGCCAAAGTTATCCGCACCTAGAGAGTTTCCAAATTTATCTAAATGGTCAAAGAATGTATTCTCTTGCCATTGCATTAAAGCATCCCTTTTAGTTTATTCACAAGTCTTTTATATGAATCAGGTGCGCCATCTACACGAGCAGCATTGATTAAGTCAGGTAAATATTTTGCAATTAAATCAGCATTTTCCATTGGACGAAAATCTGGATTAATATTATTAGGCAAAGCCTCTGAACCACGTCCTGGACCAAAGTCAACGCCATCTGTTATAGGCAGACCTGATGGTTCAAGTTCATCCAATGATGGCATACCCATAAGTCTTGATGGAGTTCCAGTTGGTTGTCCCTGTGGTGCTGCTTGAATGTCTGGCATTGAAGGAGGCGTTACTTGTCCTTGCATATATGCTCCCCCTTTTTGGTCATTAATCTCTTTGTTTTTTGAATATCCAAAACCTGTGTAGTTTCTTCCACTTTGTCCATCGCCACCAGTGGCAGAAATATTCATAGGATTATTCTGTGATGCTTTCTCGCGGAAACCGCCGCTACCTTTACCACCCATTTGAACTCCTATTTAGAATATTGCGTTTCCATCTGGAATGGACCCGCTGAATAAATACTTAATTTAGTTGCAATCTCTACTGCTTGAAGTGGTTCGGCTCCCGCATACAATGCGCCTAGCGCAATTGGTGCTCCAGAACCTACTCCGTAAAATCCATCCCCACTTCGCATTACTGACAAATCTTCATCAACATCAAATAGTTGACCATTGACAGCAATTAAAAATTGAAATCTTGGACCTGAGTCTTTATCTTGTGCTTCATCAAAGTTATAACCATTGTCTTTAAGACAAGAACGAAGAGAAGGCATAGCCTTCGTAATCATAAAATGGTAAATATCTTTTTTATCTTTTGGAGTTAATGTTGGCGGATTCCATAAATGCTGGGCTATGTCGCAAGGTGCAACCTCACCACTACCACCAATTATAAATACTCCGCGCTTATTAAGTTTTGTCATATTTGGGTGGGACCATTGTCGCCCACTGTCATCACTTACTAGGCTATCTGCTACTAATACACAACTGTCTTCGTATTGCACGCCAATAATTGTAGTCATTGTCCCCTACTTTCTTATTGACGATTAATAGTTCTTACGCTTGCATTAGCGCCACCTGCGCTAGTTAGACTTGATAAAATACTTTGGATGTCTGGACGACCTTGTGGAGCCATCTCTTGTGGTGCAGGACCTGCGCCCTCTGGAGAAGGAGCGCCTCCTACTGGACCAGTGCTGGGAGCAGGGGACGGTTGCTCTACCATAGGTGCAGCAGTTCCAGTAGGAGGAACTTGTTGCTTCGGTGCAAAGGCTGCGCCTATAGCATCTTCTAATGCTTGTCCCTTTTGGCGAGCCTTGATTACTTCAGCAATCTTTAGAACGATGTCGGAAACATCTTGACCTTGTGCAGCCATTGTAGGAATGGCTTGAGTCAATGCACTTACAGAGTTAAGAAGCGAGTCACGCATCTTTTCTGTTTCAATCTTCTCAAGTTCTTGGGTTACGTTAACTGTAAATGGAAGTTCACGCATTGCCATATCCTTGGAGATTAAACCGCCACCAAGTGCTTGAAGCATAAAGATAAGACCCTGGGCTGGATTTAGACCAGCGAGCATTCCATAACGGACATCTGCTGAGTAATCACCCTTGATGTCTTTAGCAGGTAGATAAGTTACCTCGTAAGGAGAACCAGAGTCAACGCCGCGAATAGTTTTTTCTGCTGGGAATAGTTTTTCATCTACCTCAAAGCAAATGTTAATTACATCGCGTAGTGCTGATGCAAAGATTGCTTGAGCAGATTTAACTTGGGTATCAAATGCACCCATAAGAGCCTGAACGCCTTGTCCTGTGACGATAGAGGCATTGACGTTACCTGTGCGAGATTCAGGATAACGAGCACCAACACGTAGTTCTTGATTAAGTAGTGTCGATTCATTAAGTGCTGCTGGAGAAATTGATAGTTCTACACGGCGAACACCTGCTGGGTTGTTTGTGCGGATAACCGCATCTCCACCTAGTTCAAATTCTTGAACATCTTGAGGAAGGACGATAGGTGCTTGGACAGACTTCTCTGCTGCTTCCATTGCAAGTAACGCGAAGCGATTGCGAAGAAGTTGAATGCCAAGAACATCGTCAAATTGTCCACGTAGTTCATCATCAATAGATGGCTTACGGGCAACTACAACCATCATTTTACCAAGAGGATTCTTGGCACGTGATAACAACAGATTGTCCCTTGTTGGCACGTAAATGATTGATTGGTCTTTGTCGTAGTAGCGGATTATTTCAAGTTCAGAATTAATGCTTGTGGAATATTTATTCCCATCAAGTAACTGAGTTTCGTATTCTGGAAATTGAGCAACCAGTTCTGCTACGGACATTTTGTAAGACTTAACAAATGCAACGCAACGACCATAGCGGTCAAATTCAGGGTAAGCCCCTATAGGATTTTCTATGCGTATACGTGGCAACTTGCTATCTTCATCCAATTCAATTATGAATGGGATAAAACCATATGTTACATACCAGTCAGCGCCTTGATACATATTGACTGCAAGGTCTGAGTGCTGGAAGTAGTTAGATGCAATACGGGTGCGCTTGTCAGCAAAACTGCGAGCACGGTCATTGACTGAGTTAGCCGCTGAGCAGTTGATTGCTGGGAGTGGAGCCATCACTTCTGATAGGTCGCGTGCGACAATATCAATAAAGTTGGCTACTACGTTTGTATCAACACCATCTGGGAAAAAGTTTGGGTAGACTTCTGAGATTTTACCTTGACGAACGGCTAGGACATCTTGGTTGCGCTGGTCGCGCTCGGCATTGCGCCCCTTGAGAGATTGAACTCTCATCACTACCTGTTGCATATCTAATGCCATTGCAGTCCTAACTGTATTGTTGCGCCCATTGTTCGGCGTAAGCGTCATCTAAGTTTACCGTCATACGTTGGTTCATCTGCGCTCTTGTCGCCCAACGGTTTGAAGCGTATCCATTAATCTTTGTTCTTTGTTGCATAAGTTCTCGGCAACGAATAACTGCAAACCATAGAGCCATAACACAGTCTGTAGGGTTTTTAGTATCAGGTTTCCAAGTAATTAATTCTTGCACTAGCGTCTTAAGACCTTCAGAGCCTTCGTTGCTAGGTAGTTCAATTAAGTTGTTATCTTGGAAGCGACCATCTCTGGTATTCCCAAACAGTGCAGCCATAGATGCCACACCAAAACCAACATCCCATTTGTTCTTACCAGTGAAGTGTGAGTTCAATTGGCAACCGTGAGAGGCTAGATAGTTTCTTAAATCATCATCCAGGGCGTAAGCCTTCTGGTGTGCGTTAATTTCAATTCTTAGTTCTTGTGGCTTGTAGCGCTCTACCCAGTCTTCAATCAAACTTTGAATTTTGGCTGGAGTTGGGTCTGTCATATTGACACAATCTAAAACATATATCTTGCCATCAGACTTGTTGTAACTTACTACTACTGCTCCTGTTGCCCCCGCCATAGCAGGGTCAAGTCCGATAACAGTGTAGAGTTGGTCTGTGTTCTTTGGATGTCCTGGCGTTCCTGATTTGAGTGGTCCGCGCTTTCGCATTCCATTGACGCTACCCGCAACGCAGGTTGGACTGAAGATGGAATCGGATTGAACATCTTCTTGTTGGTAGACCATAGCCCAGACTGACGGAGCAACCTCAGACCTTCGAGTAAAGAGCGCGGGTCCGTCCCACTTGGGATATAGCCCTTGCTCGTCAACTTCATCTATGTCGCCCTCTGGTCGGTCAGTCTTAGCCCAAAGAGTTTTCCAGTTTGCTGGCTTCTCATCAAATTCTAAAACTGCTGGTTGTGCAAAGTAAGTAAATGGAGATTTGCCCCCAGTCCATTGGGAACCATCTCTAATCATTTTATAAAGGTCAATAGGTGCGACACGGGTTCCTACTACTAGCAGTTTTCCGTGCCGACCCAATCGCGTGATAACTTCCTTCTGAAGCCATTCAATTTGCTTCTCCCACTCGTGGGCATTTGAGTTCATCACAACGTCATCTAGGATAATCAAGTCAGCGCGAGCACCGTAGATTTGGGAACCAAATCCTAGGGCTTGGACCGTAGGGTCTTTTTCGCCTGAGTCTCGTCCTGTTCCTAGATAAATCATATCCGCTGACCATTGAGTTGAGTCAGATTTGTAACCGCCATTAGGACCAAACGCAGTTTGGAGTTTGATATAGGCGGGGTGGCTAAGTCGAGTTTTAATCGCACCTAAGAATTTTCTAGCCATACCCTGAGTCTTAGAGACGATAATTACTCTAGCGTTAGGGTTGGTAACAATTTTATAAACCACATAGTTGGTGGTGATGACCGTAGACTTAGCGTGCTCTGGAGGCACATTGATTAGAACACGGTTCGCCGCACCTAACTCGTAAGTCATAGATGGATGAATCCAACGCGGCTCACGACCCTCGATTAAGTCAAACCAGTCGAGGTGGTGCTCAAACATCTTGGTGTCGAGGAACTGCTCACAGAAGTCGGGGTAGGAAATGTTCTTCAGGTCCCCTAGGTCGGCAATCATTCCCTTACCCTTGAGGCGGGCTTTGTCGGCTCGTTCCTTGAAGTCAGGGTTAGCCATTGACCATTGTCGGAAGGTTACGTCATTTCGCCCGACAGATGCCATAGCAGCAATAATGGTGGAGCCTTGCTCCAATTGTAGGAGAACTTTCTCCTGGGCTTCGCCCTTTGGGATGTTTTGAATCCCTGGTTTTCTACCCATCAGTTGTCCCATCTTAGTCGCCCTCTGGGGGCGTATATCGGTGATATAACGCTATCCGTTAAACGGCATAGATAGGGCAAATAATATAATTAAGAGATAATATATACTATATAAGCGAGCGAGCCGAAGAGCGATGCTCGCTCTAAATATATATAAATATATATACATATAAGATAACCTGTTGGAAACAGGTAAACCGAACAATCTATATATAAATATATTATATATGGGGGCTATATATATAAAAGCCCTGGTCACAGGGCTATTTAGCAGATATAACAGGAATTTTTTACCTGAGTATAGATATATTATAGGCGAGATATTTAATAATGCCAGGGTCAAAAGTTCCCTGACGGGCAACTAATGCCGACCCTAGACCTTTACCTGAGGGTTAGACATTTCTTTTGCTTATGTTTAATATACATTTACTTATTAAATGTCTAGATTCTCAGAGCATCTAAAGAACTTAAACTCTTTTAATTGCTTGATGACTATCCCCCTGTGAAGATTGACGGGGGTCATTTATGGATTGTCGACAAATCGACAGACACCCAAAGGGGAAGGTTCTCAGATAACTCTCAGATAGAGTTTACCTAATGTTCATCTTGATGAGCGTGTCAGATACTTGACAAGCGGAACACGCTTAGGCAATAATTGCGCCAGAAGGTCAGGAACTACCCAGACCTCAAGACAGGAAGGCAAGACAATGAAGAAGACTTACCAACTGACAGAAACACAAGAAGGGCTTTTACGCTTCGCTCTCAGTGTAGCGATTGAGCAAGATGAAACTTTCTGGGTTGACGGATTGACCCGCGACTCACAAACAGCAGCCGATTATCGCGGGCTGCTAAACCTTCACAAGATGTTTGGAGGTCGCATCTAATGTTGAAAATCGGAGATACTCCAAACTTCCCACTAACAAGCGATGCTTGCCAGATGTGCGGAAAGAAGACAGGAAAGAATTCTTTCTGGGTCCACCTAAGCATTGACGGGGAAATCCTTCCCCTAGATTACGAAGGCAAGGAGTCGCAAGGCTGCTGGTCAATCGGCTCAACTTGTGCGAGCAAGATTGAGAAAGGATTACTTACAAAAATCTAGCAAGGAGCCTTGACCCACTGGGGGTTGATGTGGTTCGATTCCACACAAGGCACGAGGCAGGGAAACAACTCCCCGCCCAATTAAGACAGGAGAACCAAATGAACGCTCACGAATACCGCCAGACACTAACACCGCTACAAAGCAAAGCATTTTACAAGTTACTGGAGAAGAAACTAGAAGATTCTGGTTATTACTCCAGAAACCGCACCGACAACGACAAAATAAACCAATTACAACGCGGAGCGGTTAAGGAAAATTGGCAGAAGTTTGAAGACCTTAGAGCGACCTACCAAATCCAAAAAGAAGAGGTAGAGCGACAAATTAAAGAATTACAAGAAAAGCGAAGCCAATTATGGGAAGCCTTTAGAACAGATGAAAATGAACTTTACACCGAGGCTTATCTTACAGTTGAGGACAAAGTAAAAGAGGTAATAGAAGGGCGCGGAAATTCAAACGCTGAGCGCGTCATAATTGAAAGCCTCGCTATCGCTGAATATCAGAAAAGACTAGAGAAAAGAGCAAAGCAGACAGTTTAGATAGAAAGCCTCTCCCCGATTAGTCGGCACAGGTTCACGACCTAGAGAGGCACGAGAAGGGGCAACAATGCGCCTTCCAATTGATAGGAGAATAAAGAAATGACGAAGAAAGATTACGAACTAATCGCTCAAGCAGTAAAAGAAATTACAAAAGACGATTATCCACAAGACCGCAAGGATAAGGCGGAACTGTTCGCAAAGGCTTTGGAAGTTACTAACGAGCGATTCAATCGCTCATTGTTCCTCAAGGCTTGCGGGGTAAACAACTAATGAAAATTACATACTCGCTCTGGCAAGGCTCTCGCCTGTTGTCTATCTATAACACAGCCACCAACATCAAGGAGATTGACGAAGTGGTAGCCGAACTCAACGCAAGCAACCTTGCAAAAGTTCAGAAGTTCTCAGCGAACATTCAAGAGATAAAGGCGGGCAACTAATGAAACTATCCGCGAAGATAACACTAGGCGCGGGGGCTGTTGCCCTCGCCTTAACCCTCGCCTCTCTTGTAATCTGGCTTATGGGTCTAGCCTTTAACGGGCTTTATTGGCTAGGCACAGAGGGAACTTGTGGTAAGTATCACTTCAGCGCAACTCAAACAGTCGACACTTGCGAAGTTTACGGAGAGAGCAAATGACCACCTGCGAGAATTGCGGAACTCT